TCCATGTTTTACCCTTAATAGCCAAATCTTGAGTCGGCAGCTTGAAACCCTGTCTTTAAATTAGAGACATCAAAGTCAAATAAATTACTTCTTGGTCTTGTCATTATACCGTATCTTAAAGCGTCATACAAGTGGTCTTCTGCATTTGTATCTACATCTTCTGGATTATTTTTATCCAAAGGTATGGCAGGTAGCTGAGAAATGGTATGCTTACAAGTGTTAAAAAATACGAGTCTTGGTTCCTCAGTAAACTCATCAACTTGGAGTCTTCTATGAATTTCATTTTTACCCGCAACACGAGATCCCCTCGATCTATCTGATGGCCTCCATCTGCACCCTTTTATAATCATCTGTTCGGCTAGACTAGGACCAGTATCACCACGATTATGCCATAATGAGGAGTCTAAAACTCCATATCGCATTTTTTCTCCATCTTCTATATCTAAAATCATATCTGCAAGGTTGTCTGCAGTAATTTTAGAAACATACAACTCTCTGTAAACTACGAGTTGCTCTGCTGGAGTTACGGTAAACCAAAGAACTCCTGTATGAGAACCATATCCATAGTCACAAGCTCTAAACTTTACCCAACTGTTTGGTATGTCATAAGGTTCTACAACGTGTATATTACGATTAAATTCAGGAAACGCTGCACCCTCATTTATATCCCAATCACCTTCTAGCAGTTGCCTTCTTTGATGCTCTGGCAACGACAAAAGGTTGGCTTCATACATACCATCTTCTGCCAGATAGGGATTATCAAAGAGGGTGGCTGGAATAAATTTACGTTTGAACAGAGGCTCACCCTCTCTACTATGACCTTTCGGCCAAGTAATAACATTACCACTTTCTATATCTGTAGCCCAAAAAGACTTGTTGTGAACTCCAGGATCAATAAAGGTTTTCTTAACCCAACTATGACCTGGCCCTCCTGGGTTTGATGTAGCTCTCATGTACAAAGGTAAGCCACTAGCTTTTGTACTACGAAGACGTGACCTCATATAGTTCCAAGGATAAGGAGTAGGCCATTGAGTAAGTTCGTCAAATCCAATCCAGTTAAATGCCTGACCTTGGTAACGCATTACGTCATCATCACGGTCTAGGTATGACATCCAGAGAGTTGCTCCACTAGGTGCTACCCAAGTCTTGTCTCTCTCCATAAACTTAATTCCAGGAATTGCTTTGGGGTACAACTCTTTTGATACTGAAATAAGTTCTCTTAATTCTTCTGTGCTTCTACGTACAAGCAGCATACGTGCCTGAGGGTTATTTAAGTAACGTACTGGGTCAGCAACCATTGCGTAGGATTTACCACCACCAGCACTACCTCCGTACAACACTTCTTGTTCTGTGGCAGAAAGAAAATCTGTTTGAGGTCCAGCGTTAGGTTGAAAGATTATTTCTCGTACAGCTTTTTCTACATCAATTGATGGGGGCAATGGCTGCGCCGATACTACCTCTTCTGATTTTTTCTTCGAGCTTTTCCGCCTTCTCGAGAGCCTTTTTGTATCGCTCGGCAAGGTAGCGTTGGTTTGAAGCTTCTCTCTTGTACTTTTCTTCAAGTTTAACTCTCTTGTATAATCCTACATGTGACATATACCTACCTGATTCGTTACTTAACCAGTTTGCTACATCTCTGTAACTGTATTGTTTAAGAAACTTTTTAGCTTGTTCATAAAGTTCAAGCTCATCCTGTATAGGTAAAAGAATCTCAGGATCATTAGGATCTTCTTCGTATCCAAAAGGAATTGTTCTGCCCACTCTAACTAAAGGGTACCAGACTTTATTTCCATCTACTTTTTCTGGAGCAGGAAGTCTCCAAGTTTTATGTGTCTTCATTTTCTTTTGGGGGTAAAATAAACAAAGGACTGTCTGACTTTACCTCAACTTTTTCTGTCTTAGCAAATCCAGCTCTGTCCAAAAAGTCTTTAGCAGCAGCCATCTTTTCTTTATTTCCCAAGTCTGTAGGATTTTGAAGTATTTCCATCATAGACCAAGCTGCCTGTGGTCCACGAGTTGCAATAAACTTTTTAGTAAGTTCTGCAACCTCATCAATCAGACTGTTCATAACGGTTGTTGAAGATGTACCCTCAGCATATCCAGCAAGCTTAATAGCTTTAACTGGATTGCCTTGGGCTTCTTCAAACAAGACATCTAAAAACTTTTGCTGTTTTTCAGTAAGGTTTTTTGCCATTTACTTTTTCTTTTTCTTTTCTGCAGCACGTATCTTAGCACGTTCTACTGCAGTTAAAGGTCCAAATTTTTCTAGAGCTTTTTTAGCTGCAGCATTTCCAGGGTTTTCAACAGCTTTTTTAACGGCTGCTTCTCTACGTGCACTAGCTGATGGTTTAAGAGCTTTTTTAGTATCTTTTACAATTTGATCAGTAGGGCTTCTAGAAGGAGCAAACATCTTTGGAGAATCCAACATAGAAGTTTTTACTTTTGGCTGAGATGCAGTTTTAGCAGTTTTTGGCTCTGTAGGACGAGCTTTGGGGCGAAGAGAAGTTGACATGGGTTTGCTGAGATCTGATGCATAAACAGCAGCCATAACCTTTCCATTTTTGTCCGTATAGTACAAAGCTCCTGCTTTCTTAGCTGCAGCAATACTTTTGTATTTACTTGCTTTAGCTTTTTCTGCAGAAAGAGAAGAACCTTTTTCTTTAATTTTTGCATTAAGATATTCACGTAAAGTAGCCATTATTTTTTTCCTCGTTTTTGTGTTCCTGGATTTGATGCACCACATTTAGCCATACCACCGTGTACATACCCAGATCTTTTTTTAGGCATACCGCCTTTATTCATTCCCATACCAGAAGTCATTCCTCTGGCAGACATCATACCCTGAGGGGAACGATTTGCCGAGGGACGATAACGACTTTGCTCCCCTTCCATAGGTGTTGTAGGCCCACCTAAAGCATAACCTTTTTTCATGTGATAACCCTTTCCTCCACAATGATTACAACCTTTACCTTTACATTTTGGACATGTAACTTTATTCATTTTGTTAGACCTCTTATCTACACCTTCAATTTTACCTTTATTTTTTGATGCATAAAACACTTCTTTTCCCTTTTTAGGTCCATATTTGTCTTTCATAGACTTCATAATTTTTTGACCTTTTTCAGTAAGGGGCATTTTAAAATTCCTATGCTACAACAAAATCTACAATTTGTCCTTGTGGTACTTTATTCTGATTGTGTGGATGATAAGCATAAATACTTTTATTTTTAAACTGTTCTGCTCTTTTATCTATAGCCTTATAGGACTCTTCTATTACTCTTTGCTTTTTAGTAGGTACCTTATCGAAAGGCATCTGAGGCAAAGGTAAATAATCTAAGAGACCTAAACTAATAGCCATTTACGTTTTTTCTTTTTCTTAGTTGTCCAAGCTTCGTTTTCAGGAGTATTAGGATCATCTGCAATATAATGACCTTTAGAGTTTCTAGCACGAACTAACTCTACTTCTTGTGTACACAACTCTTCTACTAGATTATCTTTATACCAAACTTGTCCATAGGCATCTACCCCAGCTACAGGTTGTCCTTGGGGCGAATAGACAGTATTCTCATCAACAGTATAGTTAGATTTTTCTAATGCCTCTTTATGATCTTTAAACATTATTTCTTTTTCCTTACCACTCCACCTTTGTTCATTTTTCTTTTTGATTTTAACAGAGTGCGCTGACGAGTAGAATCTTTTTCGTATTCATCTGCTAGAGGGTTAGTTGAGCCTGTTCTTTTCTTTTTCTCTTGAGAAATTGCTGCTTGGACTGCTGCCCCCATTAACCTAATTGCTTCCATTTTTGGCATATTATATTTATTTTTAAATTCAGATGCGGATAAAAATTTTGCATCATCATACACTTTTTCAGAGGCTTTTTTAGAACTCTTATAACTGCCTTTTTGTTGTGCACCAGCAGCCGTTTTATTAAGGGTTACTTTCTTTTTTTCTGCCATTTTACTTCTTACCTTTCTTTACCACTCCACCTTTAGCGGCTCTAAAGGGTTTCGTCTTTTTTGCAATGCTTTTAGGTTGAGCCACAAACTGCTTACCTGC